AGTGAACAATGTGCCTCTCAATAAAATCCTAACTTTCTTAACTAAAAGTCCTGGTGATCATAGTTTTTCTCTTTCTATTAAACGAACTAATAAGGGTCTTTGTGTAAAAACTTATCGTGATATTTTTTTAATGTCCGAAGTTCTTTATACCAAAGAAAGCTTTATTACACTATTGAAAGCATCAGGTATTTCAATTGACTAATACTGTTCAATTACCAGAGTCTTTCACAGAAGTTGAAACTAATTTGGTTTCTAATTTACAAAAAATAATGACAGAATTAAAGTATACTCCAACTTCTTTGGCTATAAAATTGTCTGGAATGGGTTCCGGAATTATTATATCCACTGAAATTACACAATGGCTCGAAGGAACTGTTTTCCCAGATACTTATTGGCTATTCAAATTGTCGAAACTGCTAAATACATCTGTGGATTCTCTTTTAAGTTCTAATTTTACAGCCAAAGTAATTAATAAACCAATTTTGTATTCCTCCGGGGATGAAAAATTACTACTCGCCAATCTACAAATATCGAAGGAGAATTCAATGGCAACCAAGAACACTATCGTATCAGTTTCAAAGACTTCCATGAAGAAGATGAAGGAAACCGTTACCGCTCGTACTGCCAGCAAGACCTACAACGTTCTTCTGGCTAATAAGATTTACAGCTCTGAAATGACCTTGGTTGAAATTGCTAAGCATGTTGGAGCTTCTACACGAAGTATTAGGGACTACGCTTTTTACGGTACTTCGGTTCCAGCAAACATCGCTAACAATTTCGTAACTCTTTTCCATACAAGTTACCATAATCTTGGTCTTCATTACAATGCTGATACTGACCGTTATACTCATATGACAGTCACAATTAAGGCATAATTAAGCCTAATTAACATAGGGGAGAAGCCTAAAAAGCTTCTCCTCTTTTTTTATAGAAAGAAGGGAAGTATGAGATACCAGTTACTTCATATACCAACAGGAACCTATGTTTCAAGTATATATGTGAATGGCAAAGATGTATGGACTGTTTGGGGAGAAAGTATCGTAAAAGAAACTCCAAAAATATTCGGTTCTTTAAAAGAAATAAAAGCATATTTTAGAAATGAAAAAATAAAACATCAACGTAAACTAAATAGATGTGAATTTGAACCAGTGAGGATTTCTACATGAGTAAATATAAAATACTTCATTTATTATCAGGTGAATATTTTATTACAGACGAACTTAAAGATAACGTTACATTAGATAAGTTTAAAAAAGAGTTTGAAATTGTAATGGAAAATTACTTAACCACTCCTATATTTAATGAGGATGGTAACTGTTTAGATTCAGAAAAAGAAGCTATATGTCATAAACTTGTCGGTGAAACATTATATAATGATCCTGAATATGTGGATGAGTGGTATTATTCGTTTATTGATTTCTTAATACAAAACGTGACGGAAGATGATGATAAAAGATACGAAACGTTACTAATTGCTGAATTTGAAATTATAGAGGTTGAAGTATGATTAAATATAAAATACTTCATATACCAACTGGACTATATTTACACACCGTTGTAGAACTTGATGGTAGTTATTATAGATATTTATCAGATTATCCGGCTAACTACCCTAAACAAACATTAGATAAAATTTTTCCAAAAGGTTATACATTTGCTGTCAGAGAGAATAGAGTTAACCGCGATATATTTGGTAATAGTGATATACTAACAGCTATGAATTATGTTGAGTTTGAAATCATAGAGGTTAAAGTATGAACGATAAACACTATAAACTACTTCATATACCAACAGGAACTTACGTAAGATACCGAGCGATGTATAGGATTTTACATATACCTACTGGATTATATGTTTCTGGTATTCAAAATATTGATAATAAATCTTGTTTATATTATTTAAACAACGAGGACACTTCTAAATGGTCTAAATATCAGATAGAAGATAGTTTTATAAATTGCTATAAGGTTAAATACATAGATATTACAGTTAATATGAGAGAAATAACAGAAGCGTGGAAATCTGAATTTGAACTAATAGAGATTACAAATGAATAAATATGCCATTCTTCATATACCTACTGGAAAATATGTGTATAGAAGTTGCGTAATATCCATGGATAGCTGGGATTTAACACCAGCATATTTTTTAACAGATAGAATAGCAACATTTAATGGGTATATTTGGAGTATATTTAGATATTTAAGCGTTAGAAAAGAAAATAAAGTATATATAGATACCGGATTTAAAGATATTAAGATTGAAACATCTAAAAATGAATTTTTACTAATAAAGGTTAAATAATGTCAAAATATAAAATTATACTACATGATGAAACATTACGTGGACATAAACAAACACACAAAAAGAGTGGTATGTATTATTATTGGCATGGCTGGAAAAACTATGGAGAAGAAGAAGCCGAGTTTCATTCTACTTATTCAGCTAAATGTTTCTTATTAAGTCATTCTTCATTTCCAAAATTTGCCACTTATTTAGTTTCTCAACCAACTGAAAGTATATTAGATAAAATGATAGCAAAAGGAAATTATACTTTTAAAGGATTTGAGAGTAATTTACTTTGTGAATTTGTGATAGTGGAGGTTCCTGATGTATAGATTATTGTATATACCAACAGGAGAATATGTTTGGTTTTATAGGTATGCTTATCGTAATTTTGATTGTTCTACTGTATACGTCAATAAACCTGGATATAAAATAGAGAGTAATAAAGAAGAAATAGAAGAATTATTGAATTTTATACCACGTAATTTTTGTAATGAAACTTATGAATTTGAAATAGTGGAGTATAGTCATGTATAAAAAGTATTCATTATTATATATACCAGAGAGTGTGTATGTTTATTTTGTTATTGAAAACAATAAAATAAGCGGATTTTATGGATGGTATGACCCACGCGTTAAAAACTTAAGGCTTACTGGAACTAAAAGAGAAATGAACATATTATTAGAGTATATACTAAACTATTATGAAAAAAATCCAGAATGTGACGCAGAATTGATTATATCTAATGAAACTTTTGAAATTGTCGAAAGGGGAGTAAATGACTGTATTGAGAATAGTTTGTGTTAGTGATACCCATTGTCAATTAGATAAAATTAAAATGCCTGATGGAGATATTTTACTCCATTCTGGTGATTTTACTATGAATGGTAATTTACACGAAGTTTCAAAAGAAATTGGTATCTTTGGTAAGTTTCCTCATACTTATAAAATTTGTTGTGTTGGAAATCATGATTTCTTTTTTGAAAGGTATCCAAAAGAAGCTAAACAATTATGTGTAGATAACGGAGTAATTTATTTAGAAAGTGAGTCTATTATTATAGAAGGTATTAAGTTCTACGGTTCTTCTTATTCCAAGTGGTTTTATGATTGGGCATTTAACCTCAAAAAAGATGGCTCTAATACAAAGGAACATTGGGCTAAAATACCACTTGATACTAATGTTTTAATTACACATGGCCCAGCTTACGGTATATTAGACAGAGTATTACGCGGTGAAAATGTTGGATGTCCTGAAATTAGACAAAAGATTGAGTTTGATTTACCTGAATTATTGTTATTTCAATTTGGACATATACATCTAAATGGTGGAAAAACAGAGGTAGTAAATAATGTGTGGTGTGCTAATGCCTCTATTTGCGATGAACGGTATGCTACTACAAATAAACCAATTTTGTTTGATTTAAATACTGAAACTAAAAGTATTATTCAGGTGTTTGAAGATGACTAACAAAAAGTATACTATACGATGTGCTGAAACTGGTGACTATATTTATACTTGTCAAGGAGATAAGCGTTACTCACCGTTCACGCCAGAAGAACTATGCGGTAATATGATTGGTAGATTACCTATTAAGTTTACTAATGTAAATGAAGCTACTAATTTTTTATTTCATACTACTTGGCCAGTCATAATAAATGGAGTAGGATATAGTATTTCTGAATATCATTATTTATTTGAAATAGTTGAGATTGAAGATGACTAAACCAAAAAAGAAAAAGTATGTTATTCTCCATATAGAGACAGGAACTTATATATATAGTAGTACCTGTCAAATAGTATATGATTATTTTTATCCAAATATAGCCGGTTATCATTGGTTATTAACAGTAAGTCTTCGAGTATTGGCAGATGTTGGTATAGATAGACGCGATTTTACACTAAAAAAAGATGCTATATATTTTAAAGATAAAGTATCAGCTATTACTTTTTTACGTGATGTTTATATACCTACACTAAATGAAAGCTGGTTTGGTAATTCAGAAAGAAAATTTAATAGAAACGAATTTGAAATTATTGAGGTATAATATATGTATAGGATACTTCTTATAGAGACTGGCGAATGGTTATATACAACAGAAGTGTGTCCAATGTTGTTGTATTCTTTCGAAGAAATACCACGACATCCATTACAAAGTTTTTGTATTGCCGGGTTTGATGTTATTGAAGATATAGTTAGACTTTTTCAACAAGGAAATACACAAGAGGTATGGATACAAGGAACAAATACTAAACTATCCATGGATACTTTACATTTATTTGAAATTATTGAGGTATAGTATATGTATAGAATACTTCACATAGAAAGCGGAGAGTATTTATACTATATGGAGCCTAACTTTAATTATCAATTATTTTCTTTTGAAGAAATAATAAAATATGAGGAAACCGTGTTTAAAATAGCTGAATTTTCATCAAAAGAAAAAATACTTAACATATTTTATAATTCAGACTGTCATGCCGTGTATATCTGCGGAGAAAATACAGCGCTAACCTCTGATATTTTACCATTATTTGAAATAGTTGAGGTATAGAGTATGTTTAGAATACTTCACATACCAAGCGGAGAGTATTTATATAAAGATTGTCATGGCAATTTATTTTTATTTTCAGAAGAATTTGAACGCTATTTTCCGTGTTCAGTAGTTGAATACCATAATATAGGGAAAGCTTCAAATATTTTTAATGGAAATAGAGTAATTAACAGAGGACGTACAGAACAAATACGATTAGGAAAAGAAAATAATAAATTGTTCTGTATTGTGGAGGTTTAAATGTACAGAATACTTATTATTGAAACAGGAGAATACGCTTTAAGAAGTCATGTTGGTGGTTCATTGTTTTCACCAGAGGAAGTTGTGGCATCGTCAGATAAAAATAGCTTTGTACCAGCAGAATGGTCCTCGAAAAAAGAAGTTGAATACATATTTCATGACGAATATGATTTCAATGTTGGTATAAACGGTAAGCTTATATTTCTAAAAAATAATAGAGAATTGTTTGAAATAGTAGAAGTTTAAAATGTATACAGGTAACGTAGTCAGACATAAACAAGGTACCTTCTTTGTTCTTATAATAACATCTGGGCGCATATTACACTGGCCATATGCTGCTAAATCTGAAAATCCTATGTATAAAACCAGACAGGATGCTGAATACATAGCAAAAGAGTATGTAAAATTTGCCAATAGTACTTCTATAAGAAAGTTTGGTAAAAAAGCTCATTTACGATACATTGAAGAGTTTGAAATCTGTGATATAACTGAAACTCGGTTAAACTAACACGTAAATAAGCCGATATTAACAATTAGAGTACGAATTAAGTATATGAAGAAAACAGAGATAGTAGAATTACACAATTATGCCACCGTAAAAGGTGGAAAATGTTTATTGACAAATTATACAGGTAATAAGCAAATATTACTTTGGGAATGTAAACATAGACACCAATGGAATGCCAAATGGAACGATATAAAAATGGGACATTGGTGTCCTTATTGCGCTAGAAATAGTAAACCAAGTTTGAAAGAACTGCAAATCTTTGCTGCTAATAAAAATGGAAAGTTGATATCAACTGAATATAAAAATTGTATGACTAAACTTTGCTGGGAATGTGAAAAAAAACATCAATGGAACGCTATCTGGAACCATATAACATCATCAGATAGTTGGTGTCCAGAATGTACAAGATTTAAAACTGAAAAGTTATGTAAAGAATTATTGGAACAAAAATTAAATGTAAAATTAACTAAAACAAGATTTAAATATAATAATAAACACTATGAATGGGATGGATATGATAAAGAAGCGCAAGTAGCTTTTGAATATCAGGGTTATCAACATTACATCTATCCTAATTTTTTTCATAAAACAAAACAAATTTTTTTAGAACAACAACAAAAAGATAAAGATAAAATACAGTATGCCAAAGAAAATAACATTAAACTTATAATAATTCCATATACAGAAAAGAACAATCTTTCTGAATATATAGAAAGGTTGTATGAAGGCTCAATTAGTTAATAATACTACAGTAGAAATAGAGTTTGATAATGAAAAGCAACGTGAAATTCTGGCGAAACAATTATCATATAAAATACCAGGATATCAGCATACGGTAGCTTATAAAACTGGAAAATGGAAAGAGGGAACAAAGTGTTATCTTACAGCTAAAAATAGACTTAAAATAGGACTTTTTAAATCGTTATTTCCAAATCACTCACTAGTATTTGACAAGACTTTTACACCTATTACATTTGAGGATATTCCATTATATCAAACTAATCCATCGTTTGAGCGCAGAAACTACCAGCTTAATGCTATAAATACTATATTACAAAATAAAATAATGATTGTAAAAGCAACAATGGGCGCTGGAAAAACACTTATTTCGGCGGCAACTTTGAGTTATCATCTATCATTAACCAAATCAAATAAGGCATTGTTCATAACATATGACAAAAACATATTAACACAAACTGTAAAAAATTTTACAAAGTATGGATTTAAAGTATCGCAGTTTGGTGATGGTGTTAAAGATTTGTCTGGTGATGTAGTAGTTTCAACTATACAATCTCTAAATAATATTTTAAAACCGAAGGAGGTTTTGAAGAATGTGTCATTTGTAATACTTGACGAAGTTCATCATGGAAAGTCTAAAACATCCAGAAAAATTATAAGTAAAATCCCAAACGCTGATTATTTCATTGGACTTACAGCTACTCCGCATGAAAAACGAGATATAGATAACGCTGATTTAACTTCGATAGTTGGACCAGTATTATTTGAGTATGGATTTACCGAAGCTACAAAGGACGAGCGTATAGCCCCTGTAAAGGCGTTCTTTCTTGATTTACCAACTGATTATGACTTAAAGGAAGAAATCTTTGGACGTAAAAACTATAAACTGATATGGGATAAAGGTGTTCAAGAAAACACAGGACGAAATGAAACAATAGCCAAGATATTAAGCTATTGTATTGAACTACTTGACACTCCTAATCTTGTACTTGTGGACAGAATAGAGCACGGACTTGAACTCTGTAACGCCATGAAAAAAGAACCAGCTGTAAAATATATGACGATGTATGGGGCCGATGACATTGTTATGCGTGATGCTAAGAAAAAAGCACTTATGACGGAAAATATAAACACTTTAATTTCTACCGTGATTTCCGAGGGAATTGATTTTGCTATAAGTCCTGTATTTGCTATAAATGCGTCTGGTAGAAAGTCATTTATTAAACTCATTCAATTTCTTGGACGAATAACAAGACCTAACGAAAAGTTTAAATCTTTTCGCTGCTATGTCGATATTATAGATAGGACTCATCCGTTCCTTCTTTACCACTCTAACGAACGAATAAAAACATGCGAAGAGTTTGGAATAGAAGTAGAAATATGTAAGTCAGTAAAAGAATTATTGGTTGAGATTATTAAATATTATAAACAATGTACAAAAGAGAAAAATGAACCACAATAATTCTGGAATATACAAAATAACAAACATAATAAACAACCATTGCTATATAGGTTCTGCTGTAAATATACAAAAACGGTGGACATGTCATTTATCAAAATTAAACAAAAATGAGCATCATTCACAGCATTTACAAAGTGCTTGGAATAAATATACAAAAGATAAGTTTAAGTTTGAGGTTTTGTTTTATTGCGATAAGAAAGATTTAATTTTTTATGAACAAAGAACAATAGACACATACAAACCAGAGTATAACATATGTTTAACGGCAGGTTCTACATTAGGATTTCATCATTCAGTTGAAACTAAACAAAAAGTATCTATGGCACACAAAAATAAAAAAGATAGCAAGGAAACAAAGTTAAAAAAATCTATTGCGAGAATTGGAAATAAAAATCCTAATTTTGGTAAGAAAATGTCAGAAACTCTTAAACAAAAATTAGCTATCTTAAATAAAAATAGAATAATAACGGAAGAAACAAGAGGAAAGCTGCAAAAAGCAAGCAAAGGTAATTCGTATGCTCTAGGAAATATTCTATCAGATGAAACAAAGGGTAAAATGTCTGATAGCAGAAAAGGAGAAACTAATGGGAGAGCAACCATAACATGGGAAATAGTCGATTCCATGAGAGAACTGTATAACACATCAGATATATCTAAACTAAAAATATCAAAACTATATGGTGTATCTTACGATATAGTCATTAATGTATTAAACAATAAAACTTGGATAAAATAAACTATGTTAGAGTCTTCTACAATTCCGTTTAATGCTCAATTTCAAAGTGGCCTACTTCATTTGCTTACTGTAGATTATGAATTTCTTCGTAATGTATCTGATGAGTTTACTTCAAATATATTAGATGCTGGTGAAAGTCATATAAAATTAGCTAAATTGATTTTGTATGTTTATAAAAAAACTAAAAGGCCATTAAGTATAGAGATTCTAAAAAATACTATCTTACAAGGACAAAAAAATAAAGTATATTCAGATGGTGACGCTTTTGGAATGATATCAGTTATAGATTCCGGTAAATCACTATCTAAATCTGACTATGAATATATAAAAGAAAAAGTATATGAGTTTATAAAAAAACAAAATATGGTACTGGCTTTTTCTAAATCTATTTCGTATTTTGATAATGGTGATTTTGACACTGTATATTCACTAATTGGCGACGCATACAAAAAATCATTTGGTAAAGAAAACAGTATTGGTATGAATTATGTCACGGAATTAGTCTGTGATAGATATTTAGAAAGTCCACGAAAGGGTTTATGGTCAACGGGATGGCCTACTCTTGATGGATACCTTGGTGGTGGATTAGCAAAAAAAGAATGCGCCACTATTCTTTCACCGACAGGACGAGGTAAAACTGCTGTATTATGTAATTTAGCAGTTGAGGCAGCTAAGCAGAAAATGAGGACGTTGTTTATTACGTTGGAAATGTCTGAATTACAGATTGCCCAGCGATTTGACAGTATCATTTCAGGATTTTCATCAAAAGAATTGGTAACTATGGGTGACGCCAAGGTTACGCTACAACGAAAAATTGACAATTCTTTAAAGGGATGTTTACCTATTATTAAAGGGTTTGATAGAGGAACATTAAGTCTTGGTGGATTAGAGACTTACCTTGAAAAATATAGCATGGAGTTTGGGACGCCGGAAGTTTTAGTGTTAGACTGGCTTGGTTGTTTGAAAATGCCTGGAGGATTTGAGAAAAAACATGAAGCATTAGCAGAAGTCGGGGATGCTCTTGTTAATTTAAGTAGACAGTTTGATTGTTCTTTACTAACTGCCCATCAGACAAATAGAAGTGCGGTAGGATCAGATATTTATGGATATGATAGTATTTCTGAAAGTTTTGCTAGTATTTTTGGTTTTGATGTAGTACTGGGACTTGGGAGTTCGAACCAAGCGCAAGATGCTGGGAAAAGAACATTAACTATTCTTAAATCGCGTGTTGGCCCTGATAGTGTATACATAAATCTTCAAGGAGATAGACCTGACCAGTCATTAACTTTTAAATTTACAGAAGCGATACCAGAAGAAGAAGAGTCAGAACTACTACGGTCAGAAACAAAGAAAAATAAGTCTAAATAATATGAAACCTGCCCTTAATGTATTACAAGAACATGCTGTTTCAAAAAATGGCAAATTGTTATCAGATAATTATATTAATAACACCACAAAAATGGAGTGGCAATGTGAAAAAGGGCATATATGGTCGGCACATTGGAATAGCAAACAAAGCAAATAACAAAGTCCCTTCGGGGATTTTTTATTATAGGAGCATATTTGTATGCCTTATTATTCTATCTTACATATACCTACTGGAAACTTTGTATATATTGAAATATTTATAAATGATAGAACTATTCAGTTTAAAATAATAGAACAAGCAGATACTGATCAAACAAGAATTGAAGTTGGTGTAATTAACTATTTTTTATCAAAAGAATACGCAGATAAGTTTCATAAGGATAGAACAAATAGATCGGCATTTCAAATAATATCTACTGATTTTAACTTGTTATCTGGTATCTTAAACAATGACCATATTTATAAACATCTATATATGGATATTTACGATGTGGCTAATTTTGATAAATATAATAAACAAGTACAAAAAGAAGAGTTTGAAATAATGGAGATTAACTATGAAGAAACAGTATAAAATACTTCATATACCATCTGGAAACTTTATTTGGATACGTCATGATAGTGGTGATGTAAGTAAGTTTCTAAAAACTTGGTTTATTACAGTTCCACACAAACAAGCAGAAGAGGTAGCTGGATTTTTCTTGGCAGAGGAATATATGATAGGAGAGGGAGTTACTAATAGTGCTGAAAGGAAAGTTGTTATTTCTACTAATAAAAATGTTCTAAAAAAATTAGTAAATGATAAAACTTTTAGATGTAATATAGGCATAGATATATCAGGATGTAATGACTATACATTAGATGTTGGGATACATGAGTTTGAAGTAGTGGAGGTTAACTGAATGGCTTATAAATATGGTATTTGTCATATTCCTACTGGTAATATGATAGGAGTATGTTATGATAAAACAAGCGGCAGATCAAGAGGACACAGTTTATCTTGTTGGTTAGCACAGAAGCAAAAATATCTTGATAAATATTGTTGTATTATAAATGAAGATTTAGATACTGGTATTCTTGGATTTTTTATTACAGATATGATGACAGCAGAAAATGGATTTGTCGAATTAAAAACATTTACATATACAAACAAACATACTTTACAAGCTTTGATAACCAGTTTTAATTTTAGATTTGATATTGCTATGGATTTATGGAACATTACTTATAGACATGATTTATGGTATAAGCTTAAAGAAAAAAATAGTAAAAATCTAATTCCAATTCCATCAGAGTTTGAAATCGTAAGGATAAAATAATGAAAGAATTGTTATATATTCCAAGTGGTAAATATTTTAGGTTTTTTCCAGAAGATGCTAATAACACAGATAAGTATCCTCTTGGTGAAATTTGTTGGCCCATAGAACTAATGGTTGGTAGAGTTACTGCTTCTCGGACATATGAAAAAATTATATCCACAATAGTAAATTACAGTAAACTAAACCCAGATAATGATTTTATATTTAACAGAGCATTATACAAAAATGCTGAAATAGACTTTAAAACAATAGATACACTTACAGAAGCGGAGTTTGAGTTAGTGGAGGTATAAATGAAAATACTACATATACCATCTGGACAGTATATAAAAGTATTTACCGAAGAAAATCAAATAACTGAAATTATAGAAAATGCTAGTAAAGCATCGACTTTTTTGATTAACAATTCAGTAGAAGAATTAGCATGGAAAATTATTAGCTATCTTTCGTACGACTATATGTATACAGAAGTTAGAAGAATTAATAATTTTGAACAGGATTGGAAGTTTGAAAATAGCGAGTTTCAACTAATAGAGACAGAGGAATAACATAATGTCGCACGAACTAATGTCAGTTAGTTATACTGAACTTGATAATGGCAGACCAGCTATTTGTCTATGTTCTGATTTTATTATTCCAATTACCAATAAAGGATTACCAAAAAGTTTCATTGGATTTTACGATAAAGAATTAAAGTTCAATCTTAATAATCTATCTAACAGTCTCATTAAATTTAAGACTGTCGAAGAAGATGAAGAGATACTTGAAATCTATTATAAGAATATGTTTATTGGGTATATTTCTATATATGATATGTACAATGTATTTATTCAATGTTATAATGCTCTGTTAAATATAGAGGATTAGCTATGATTAAACAAAAGCGATACAAACTTCTTCTTATAGATGAAGGTTGTTATGTATGTGAAACTGACAGATCTATTACACCATTACTTTTTTACCAGGAAGATATAGACAGGTATTTTACATATGATGCCAATAACAGTATGTCTGAAAGATATCATGTTATAATTAATGGAAATACATACTTTTGTATAAAAGACAGAGCTTCTTTTGAAATACAAGAGGCGGAGGTTTCTGATGAGTAAATATAGAGTATTGTTCATAGAGAAAGGAAGATACTTAAACGAAGGATTTAAGATACTTGAAAGAGATAACTTGGAAGATTTGTTAGAAAGATTAAAAAATAGATATGGTGTTAAAAGACAGTGCGCCAAGTCTTTTTATTATGAAGAATATCCATATTTATTTGAGATAGTTGAGGTTCCTGATGAGTAAATATAGAATACTTTGTGTAGAAACTGGTGATTACTTATATAGCAGAGAAGGAGGGTCGCGATTTCCTTTCTTGTATTCAGTTACAGAGTTAGCCGATGCTGATTTTCTTATATATAAAGTATTTGAAACGTCTTCCAAATACGAGGCTACTATGTATTTCAACAATAACGCAACACAATGTAATACAATACGCATTCCAAATGGTAATAAGCATGAGGTTATCTTAATTAAAAATAACCTCAGTATATTTGAAATTGTGGAGATTTCAGATGAGTAAATACAGGATACTTATAATTGAGACTGGTGAATTTTTGCTTGAACGAAAAAATATGGGATCTTTATATTCTCCATACGAGATAGGCTTTTATGGAATTGACAAAGAAAGCTGTAAAATATACGAAACAAATGATATTAAAATAGCTTATAAACGGGTAGAGCATGGCGACCAACAATATAGATTATTTTCAGATAAAAAAATAGATAGACTGCAATTCCCAGAAATCTTTGAGATAGTTGGGGTTCCTGATGAGTAAATATAAATTATTGTTCATAGAAGATGGCGAATATATAAAAACAAGATATACTACAAAAGAACATTTAGAAGAACTCTTTTCAAAAGATAATGGATGGTGTTTTTGGAAAAATAATGAGCTTATAATGTTCAAAGAAAATAGAATAAGGTTCGAAATAGTAGAGGTTCCTGATGAGTAAATATAGAATACTTTATATAGAATTTGGAGAATTTTTACATACAGATATAGATAAAGAACAAATATATTCAGAATTAGAGATTGTAAATGCTTCCGATAAATCAGACTTTCCTATATATGAAGATAGTAAAGAAAATATTTTGATAAGATTTGAAGAACATGGTATAAGAAACTCCATACGTAGCATTTACGGTTGGATATGTGTTGGAAAAAATCCTGAACTTTTTGAACTTGTAGAGGTTCCGGATGTATAAATTATTGTACATCGAAGAAGGAATATATGTAGATTATAAAAAATATAGAAGTGAATTAGAAAAATATTTTGATGAAGATAGTCCGGCTAAATGAGTGTTTAATTACTATGATTATAATAACGAAATTGTCAGTATTGTTCTCAAAGAAAACAAAGAAAAATTTGAAATAATAGAGGTTCCTGATGAGTAAATGGGGCATAGTATTTATTGAGAGTGGTGATTTTCTTTATAGCATGAATGGAATTGCTCCGTATTCCTGTTATGAATTAGAAAATGTAGATAAAGAAAAAATTGAAATAAAAATTAGACTATTTGATAGTAGTAAAGACGCTTTAGACTACTTGCGTTGTGGTTATCTAATAAGTTGTGGAAACGGTTACGCAGACTTTCGCACTGAAAATCTCGCTGCGTTTGAGATAATAAAGGTTTCATATGAGTAACTACAGGATATTATGTATAGAAACTGGGGAATATTTATACAGCAGATATGGTTTAGATGAGTTCGCAAGCCTATTTTCTAAATTAGAGCTGGAACATGCTGATTTTACTGTGTATAATATCTATGAAGTTCAGTCAAAAGAACGTGCTGAAATATTTTTAGCAAGAAATATTAGAAACGAAAATACTATACGCATTCCGTTTAATGACTCGTATACTGTAATACATATGAAAGATAACCTTGCTATATTTGAAGTTGTAGAGGTTCCTTAATGTATAGAGTACTTATAATTGAGACTGGTGAATATTTATATGAAAGCTTACATGGCAGTTTTCTTTATACAGGTTGGGAAGTTAAGTGCAGTAGAAACGAGTTTAAAATATTTGAAAGACCACATGTTAGTATGATACAAAAAGTAATAAACGAAATGCGTCATGAATATTTGTTTTTAGGAAATGGAATTAGACTTAATATGACACAAAATCCAATATTATTTGAGATAATAGAGGTCCCTGATGAGTAAATACAGGATATTATGTATAGAAAATGGGACGTATTTATATATTACCAACAGACATAGTAATAAACAAACCTTTCCTTTTTCTGAATATGATAAACATATAAGTTATTTCTATGGTGATATATTAGAAACTACATCACGCATAGATTGTGAGAGTATATTAAACTGTGCTTATTTAATATATTTAGATAGTAACACACCAATTTACTTAAAATATCATCAAGAACTATTTGAAATCATAGAGGTAAAATAAAAATGAGTAAAATTACAAGACCCATGTTAGCTGCCACGTTAAGTCCAGAAGATACTGACAACATTAAATATCCAGTATATGGCACACCGAAACTTGACGGTATTCGCTGCTTGTTTTTGGATAAATTAGTGAAAAGTAGGAAACTGAAAAAGATACCTAACACATACATCCGCAACGAGTTAGAAAAGAGTTTGTGTTTGGCTTCGAAAAACTCTGAAATTTTTTCCGGAGAGTTCGATGGCGAGATTGTGTCAAGTAAAGATTTCAATTTTCAGGAATCTACACACAATATTATGTCATTTGATGGTCAGCCAGAGTTTATCTATTATATCTTTGATGTAATTGAAGACGATTTGACAGTTTCTTATGAAAAACGTATGGAACTATTAGAAAGCATAACGTTTAACGATCCGCGTATTGTTAAACTGCTTCCTAAAAAACTTAATAATAAACAAGAACTACTAGATTTTGAAGAAGAATGTTTGAATAAGGGATTTGAAGGTATTATTATTAGGTCTGATAGTGGGCCGTATAAACTCGGTAGAAGCACAAATAAAGAAGGCTATCTATTGAAATTAAAGAGGTTTAGTGATAGCGAAGCCAGAATTACAGGTTTTGAAGAGCTTATGGAGAACACCGCTGCTTCAACTATAAACGCTTTGGGGCTTAAAGAAAAGACCTCAAAGAAAGATGACATGGTTGGTAAGGGAACATTAGGAACTATTGTAGCAGTTGATATATATACAGGTGTAGAACTTCGTGTTGGCTCTGGGTTGAACGACGAAATGAGAAGAGAAATCTGGGATAACCAAGCTAAATATCTGAACTCTATTTTCAAATATAAGTATTTTGCTGTTGGTGTTAAAGATAAGCCAAGGCATCCAGTATGGCTTGGACTTCGCGCAGATGACGATATGGACTAATTTTAATATATATTAATACGATACTATATATCAGGAGTAAAAATATGGCAAGAATTCCGTTTATGAAAGATCAATCAGAAGTAGTGTTTAAGCCACAGACAGCATTTAATAAGGCACAAGCAGCAAAATATTCAAATCAACCTCTAATTAATACTACCGCTACAAAAGCCTATGCTAATTCAGAGTGTGCTTCTGATGACCCTGTTAGCGATTTTCTCCCAAGAGAAGTATATAAACCGTATCTCGAACGCCTTGTAAGATACATGAGTGAGGATGATGCCCGCAAGGTTATAACTACTGTATTTGCTGAACTTTCAAAAGAAAATCCAAACATTAAACTTTCAGAAGTAATTGAAGCAAGCATTATTCAGTTTACCGTAGATAAGGTTGTTTAATACATGATTGCTTATAAGCTTTTTAGATTGCTCAAAAATGGTGATATTGCCCCATTATTTATTAACAAAAAATTAAGATTGAAACGTAATGTATGGTATCAGGCTGAATTACACGAAACAAAAGGATTTGCTCCACGTAAAGGCTGGCACACAACCGCCCAACCAAAAGCTCCTCATTTATCTATGACTGGTAGGATTTGGGTTAAGGTTGAAATTGAGGATTATGTGGAAATTAATAGACCCATTGCCCAAGGCGGTAAATGGTATATAGCTAACCGTATGAAAGTTTTAGATGAAAACTAACACAGTAAATGTTGCTATCTTGGTTCATGGGCAACCTGAATTACGAGATAGTAAACCATTAAGACTATTAAACGAGTTTGTCCCGAACCCGCCAAGTTGTAGTTTAGAAACCAAAATGTTTATTTCTTCTGAACTAACGGAAGAGATAAGTAATGAAATATATGAGTTTAATCCGGATATTATTTTTCATTACGGACTTGAACTTGGCGGATTTTTTCCAGAGATAGGCGATACAGTTAACATTAAAGATAAAGTAATACCGATTGTAATAGATAATCATAGTGTAAATGAGTTATTTTACACTGATAAGTATATGTATGGTGAGCACTTTGATGTATTAAAAAAGAAAATTGCCGAAATTGATTTGGTTAAAAGTAGACCGCAAAAATTGTATACTGCTACTACCGAAGAAGACCTAATATATCTTCGAGACAGATGTATGAAAGAACCATGTGGATTTGATACTGAAACCAATTTTCTTAATCCGTTCATCAAAGACCCAGCACCAAAATTACTCTGCTATTCCTTGGCTTGGTTATCTGACGAAGATGAGGCATGGTGTATTCCTGCTTCTGACGCGTTAATTGCTTCTGGAAAGTGTACATTTACAAAAGAAACATTATTCAAGTATTCAGAAGAGATATTCTTTAATTCAACACAGCCAATGTTCATTCACAATGCTGCGTATGATCTGTTAGTTTTACACGAATTGTTCGATGGTAGACAGCCAAAGAACTTTATGGCTGATACTATGATTTTACTTAACTTGTTTCATCATGCTAATAAATCTGCGGCTCTTAAAGAAAATACACATCTTATTAATTTGCCAGCGTATAAAGATCCTATTAAAGATTGGCTTGAAGAACAAACTAAAATCTTTTCAAAGAAAAAGAAAGAAGCAAAAGGGAAGGCAGCAAAAGAAGCATTAGGTAATAAGACATACGGTTATGAAGATGTTCCGTTGGAAATAATTTCTCCTTATAGTTCAATGGATGCTCTTGCTGTTGTAAGACTTATCAATTTCTTAAAAAAGAATATGGCTAAATCTTTATGGAACTTCTATTATAAGGTTCCACATAAGGTTATTCTTACAGCGAATGAATTGGCATGTGAAGGTTATATATTATCAAGAGATAGATTTTTAGCTTCTAAACTTGAATACGAGAAGCAAATTGTAGAAACACATAAAGATGGATTGAAACTAATTGATAAGTATATTGATGATAAAGATACGTTTAATATAGTATCATCAAAGCAATTAGGAGATATTCTTTTTAATGAAAATAAACTTAATCTTCCAATTTTTCATAGAACTCCAAAGAAAGCACCAAGCACAGACCAAAAAGCTCTTGATGATTTGATTTTATTTCATCCGTTTATCTTTAAGTTATCAAAACTTAAAAAGTTATTAAAGTTATATTCTACATATTCTTATCGTGGGTATGTTGGCACGTTAAACGAGGGTTCAAGACAATATAAATGTGTTGGACATTGGACACTTAACTCGCAATATAGACAAACTAACAGAACAGCGAGATTAGGTAGTACTAATTTCACAAATCATAATGGACAAAAGAAAAAAGGCGGGCCTATTTTAACACTACCAGCACAAGGAAGTATGGTTAAACAATACTTTTGTCCTAATGTTGTTTCACAAGCAGAAAACATTTTATATGATAAGATTGTAGCAAAGTTATCGGAAACAGACCGGCAAAAAGTAAATAATGCGTTAGTTTTTGACGTGTCATTACAGATAAAGCCAGCCAAAGCATCTAAAAAGACTGGGGATGACGAGGATGACGATTCAGTTTAGTAAACCAAGCAAGTATTCTAACTTATCATACACGTTTAACGCATATTCATTTACTCCTGATAAAGGATTTTTGAATTATGCATTATTGAAGCATAATGTTCAGGTAGCAGCCATTCTTTCAAATAAGGAAGAGCTGTTATCTGAATATAAACATGCCATGATTATGTTAGCATATAAACAAGTAAAAAGTAAGGCAGGTAGAAGTAAGAAACGAATAGATAATTTGTTATACAGAGATAACATAGAACAAGATATAAAAACATATATACAAACATCAGAGTTTAACGATTATGATGAAACTAAAATACTATTATTAAACGATGAACAATTAGATGTAAATGTTGGGGATACTGGGCTACAATGTATGTTAAGTTTTGAGAAATATGACGGAACATTTAAGTTTTATTTAAGTCCAGGTTCAGCAATTAAACAATTAACAGAAGCAGTTGGATTAGGCATTTTAGAGTTTGATAGTGTTGATGATATATTAACAGAAATTATAACAGATATGTCAGATATGGTTATGACTAACATTATTCCTAATTCAAACATTCAATCGACCACTAAACTTAAAGAAGATGTAGTTAGATATCTACATTTCTGTTTATATGGAGATTAGCTATGAGAATGCTATGTATATTAGAGGGAACATTCTGTACATTAGCTCCAATAGGTTCCGACGAATGGTTACTGGATATTTCTGGTGTTGATGACCATTGGGGTCTTCCTAAAACTAATGTTTCAAGACAATTTTGGGACAGAATATGGAGTGAGGGAAGAATTAAAACTTTTTATGATAAAAAAATTCTTACCTATAAGTTAGATAAAACAGAATTTGAATTGATGGAGTAATATAATGAGAATACTACATATACCATCTGGTCAATTTTGTCGCTATATAGCAAATCCTTATAATAGTGCTATTGCTTGTGGTTCAAATAACGAACAATGGGCTTCTGATATAACAAAAGAATGCTGGAAAACACTTTGGAGTAAAAAATATACAGCTATCTTTGATACAGAATATAAAGGCTCTACTATTGTGTATGGCGACCATGTCTTTAAACAAGAACTTAATAAAGGATGGAATATATCTCCTGATGAATTTGAATTGGTGGAGTAATATGGTACAATATAAAAAATATAAAACACCACAACAAAAAGAAGTTATTAGAGAAGAACATACAGAAAATGGCAAGTTTCATAGAGTAGATGGCCCAGCTATCGTTGTAGATGGTTTAGAGGCGTGGTATATTAATGGCAACCTTCATAGGGATAATAACGAACCAGCCATTACAGACGCTATTACGGGCTATAAAGCATGGTTTATTAATGGAGTTTGTCAGAAAGTCATAGTTGGTGATGTAATTAAGTATGAGAGGAAATAACTTTTGGACAGAAAAGAAGCAATAGAATTAGATAAATACTATACAAAAGAAATAACCGCATTACTCTGTTATGAAAAATTAAAACAATATATATTATCACAAAACTTAACATTAAGTTCAGTTATTTTTATTGAGCCATCCGCCGGTAATGGTAGATTTCTTGATGTAATAAACGAAGCTAAAATAGGATATGATATTGCCCCCGAACATCCTGAGGTAATAAAACGTAATTTTTTAACTCATAAAATTATGTCCAATGCTGCCAAAGAAATATTATTGGCGTGTAAAAAACAATTTATAACAATTGGGAATCCTCCTTTTGGAACAAAAGCAAGTTTGGCCATACAATTTATAAATAAATCTTTAACATTAGGAAATATAGTTGGATTTATTGTACCAATTCAGTTTAGAAAATGGTCAGCTCAGTCAAAAATTAATCCAGAAGCTAATTTAGTAATAGATATAGATTTACCAGAAAACTCGTTTACTCTATTAGATAAAGATTATAATCTTCGTTGTTGTTTTCAGATTTGGTCGTTATTACCGACTCAAACTAATTTACGAATTACAGAAAAACCTAAAACAGAACATTCAGATTTTAAATTGTATCAATATAATAGAACAACAGAAGCCGAAAAGTTTTTTGATTACGACTGGGATTTTGCTGTTCCTAGACAGGGATATCTTGATTATACTTTTAAAGCATATTCAAAAGAACAGTGTGATAAAAAACAACAATGGATATTTTTTAAGGCAAAAGATATTTTAATTTTAGAAAAATTAAAAGCATTAGATTTTGTAAAACTTTCATTAAAAAATAGTGGCATCCCAGGATTTGGGAAGGCTGATGTTGTTGAGGAATATAATAAAATATGTCAACAGTAGAGGAATTAACCGAAAAATTAAAATTAGCTAATTCAGGTAAATCTCTATTTTTAAAAAAGAATATAAATCCTTCAAATAAAAATAATGAAAATAATACTGAAAATGTTATAACAAAAATCTTACAAGAAGAAGGATTTGTAGAACAGATACCAATTGAAACTAATGAGATTCCTAAAATAGGTAATTTTATATTCCAACCAAATGGTACTCAATCTTTTCCTGATTTCAGAGTGAAAGACGTTTTTGATACTCTTATAGAAATTGAAGTAAAGTCTGGTAAAACTGTAATGCTTAATAGTGGTTTATTTAAACGTAATGCCTTTTATATGTGTGAGTATTCGAATGGAGTAGCACATAGAGGATACGGTAAAGATATTATCATGCCAGTAGTATTTTCAACTATGGAACTTCAACGGCAAGAGTTTGAAGAAATTAATAATAAACAAGCTGCTTTAAAAAGAGCTAAAAATAGCGGTAAATACACACAAGAAGAATTAACAGCTCTTGAAGATTATAATCTTATATTATATGGTAGGGCAATGACTACTGGTATTGCTTCCACTAGTAAAATCTGGATTATTAATAACAATAACAACTAATAGGAACCTAATGGAAAACGAAGTACGAAGCTACGAAGGAATTGAAAAATATTATGAAGTTGTAGAAATTACGGTAAATAAGATTTATAATACAGCTCGTAAGTCTGGAGCAAAAGCAATTCAACCTACCTTGAAGGAAGAATTAAGGCAGGCTGGTATGGTTGCTCTTCTCGAATGCTGGAATAATTACGATAAGTCTACTGGCGCCTCATTTAAAACTTTTTCCTATTATCGGGTAAAAGGTGCGTTACTTGATTACCTGCGTGGGGAAGATACCGTTTCAAGGTCAACCAGAGCCAGTCTAAAACTTATTACTCACAATGCTGATGATAATACATTTAGTTCAGATACACTAAATCAAGACCAGATTGATACTGCGGTAAAACGTTCGACGGTTATTCATCAATTTGGAATTATTTCCGATAATAATAGTGAGCAAGAAACAACGTTCGATGTTGAGGATACCACAGACAAATATACAAACATCGAAGCATTAGAAACTGTTAAATCTATCATGAAACGTTGTCCTCTTACTGAACGCGAACAGTATATCATTAATAACCACTACTTCCTTGAACAGAACCTGTATGACATTGGTGCTGAACTTGGTATCACTGAAAGTCGCGTAAGCCAGATACATAAAGAATGTTTTAGGAAAGATGAAGCAATATGTCTAACAGAACTGATGAATTACAACAAATGATTGATAGTAAGAAGTATATCGGGACTTTACATCCTGATTATAAACTAATTTTACACTCTATTGACGCATTAGAAAATCTACAAGACAATTTGACTGGCAATTTAACAGATTTATCATTAGATTTGTCAAATACATCAGCAAGTTCTCTCCAAGAAAGTATTATAGAATTAGAAGCATCCATTAAAGAGTTAGAAGAGGTATTATTTCTAAAAGATGATAAGTAATGACCGAAGCAATTGTTAATAAATTAGACAGTCTATCCTTCAACAGTTTAGATAAGTTGGGGATAGACTGGCGTAGTGTTCTTAAAGATAATCCAGAACTTCAAAAAGAGTATGATAGTTTCTTATCGCTCAAAAAAGACTGGATTATTGTGAACGCCGACTACAGCCAGTTGGAATTATACGTATTGGCCTCTATTTCTGGCGATACAAATATGATTGCCACGGTTAATTCAGGCAAAGATATTCACAAAGAAACTACAAAAAAGATTTATGGTATTGACTATGAAACATTAGAAGCATCGTTAAAACTTGCCAAAGAATATACAGAAGAATATGATAGTCTTAAAGCACAACTAAAAGACTTCATGAATAAGCGTAAATCCACTAAATCTACTAACTTTGCTCTAACTTACGGAGCAGGGCCAGAGAAAATAGCAATGGATTTACGTATCCCTTACGAAGAAGCATTAAAACTCATCAATGGTTTCTATAATTTATATCCAAAAGTTAAGCCATGGCAGGAAACAACATTCCTAAATGCCATTAAAACTGGATATATTGAAACTCCATTTGGCAGACGTAGAGCCACATCAAAAGTTCAAGGAAGAATGGATGCCTACAAAGCATTAGTGGAAGAAGATAAGAAGACTATATCTAAACTTAAACATGATGGTGAGTATTGGTCATTAAGAAATGAGTATAAAACTTGTAAAAATACTCCCATTCAAAGTACAGCAACCGATATGTGTTCGTTAGCGGCATGTAAATTCAAGAATTGGTTAAAAACAGCAGGTAAACGAGCTACCATGTATTTCTGGATTCACGACTCGATTGTATTTGCTGTACATATTGACGATGCTGCTGATGTAATTGACAAACTTCGTGATATTATGGAAAATCAAGTTAAGTATGACGGTGACCCAGTTAACTATCGTACAAGTCTTGAAGTTGGATTTTCGTATGAGTGGGTAGCAGAAATTGAACGAGATGAGTGGAGACATTCACCAGACAAGAAAGCACTATTACTTGAAAAACTTGACGCTTCGTTAGATATTGACAAGAAAAAGAAGTTCAAACTTATCATTAAGAGTTCAAGTTTGGAAATGGATGAAACTTACTTAAAGAAGGTCAAACTCTCGAAAGAAGAGTATTTTGAAAAGTTATGTGAAGATTTAGGGATTGACGGTGTACACAATCCAGAAGATTACATGTTAGCAGTAAATGAATGTACAAAAGATGAGTATGACGAGGCTATGGGATTTGAGGAAGAAGAAGCAGCTGATGAGGATGACTAATGAAATTATTACATATACCAACAGCATCCATGTGTTTTATGGATAACAAATATACTATCATACATATTTTAGAAAATTTTGAATACACTCAAAAAATATTTAGTATCTATAAAAATAAACAAGGTAATTGGGATAGAGATTTCCATACTGTGTTTACTGACAGAGTTACAGAAGAAAAGTGGGAACAGATTAAAAGAAATAAAAAAGATATGAGAACAAAGTTAAACTATTCGGAAATAGATTTTGATCCAGTTGAGTTTGAATTAGTGGAGTAGTAATATGCGGGACGAGTATTCAGAGGTATCGCAGCTAATTATAACTAATAAAAAAGCTGAAAAGTTCTTATCTAATGACTTTTATAAGATTTTACATCTTTTGACAGGCGAGATATTGTATCGCGATTGTAGTGGTAATGGCAGTAAAAAAATGCTCGAAGCTACTGTTAAAAGAAAAAGACGATTAAGAGAAGATACCAAGGTTGTATACCCTACCTATTTTAATAACTACTATAAATCTTGTCCAATTGTTCTAACATTAAAAGCTTGTAAGGGGTTTATTCACACCAATCTAAAAGAATTACAAAAGATTTATCCAGATTGTCAGTTTTGTGAATTTGATTATATACCAGTAAGTAAGGAAGAAGTTATCAAAGCTTATGGGTTAAACATTGTAGATACTTTTTCAATTAATAATAAAAACATATAGTAAAAGAAGATCCCAGGAGACTAAAAATCTTCTGGGATTTTTTTTGTTTTTTTTGATTTTAACACACTTTTATGAATGGTTCATATTCTTGTGTTTGTAATAATTAGGTTAATTTTGGTTAGTTATCTTTATTTAAATAACTCTATGTCTTTGTGAAAAATAATAGCGTAAATAGCATAAAGTAAGAACCAAATACCTCCAAAAAATGATTTCATGTTAATACCTCAAACCTTAAATCTTCTTTTATCTTGCTTATTTCTAATATTTTAGTATTATAGTTATACATTTTTCCAGTTTTTAATAATTCCCAAGCACCTGGATATTTTCTGCATAACTCTAAAAGTTCATTGCCAAAATAATTAGATTGTTCAGGCAATTCAAATATCTCACCTTCAAGAATATCTAATACTTTTATCACAAATTAGTATCTCATAAACTTTGGTCGAGCCATTCTTCCAGCGCCATCTCTAACTTCAGATGAAATATCAGGAGTTAAGCCAGATGGATTTACAAGTTCTTGGAGTATTTTCTCATCAACATGTACGTGAGCATTTGGCATACCACCTTCAGTTCGCATTAAGCAAGCTGTGCCACTTTCATCACGCATAACTGTTATATTACCAGTAGCAGGAAGTCTACGAAGAATAGCTAATTTGGCATAACTATCAAATATACGTAGATTTGAAAATATGTCGTTAACTTCTTTGGCATAGTAGTCTTTCCCTGGCGTAGTTTCACGTATAAAGGCACTGATTGCTTCTTCTGGTTTAGCGCCTTCCTCTAATACTTCCTCGTCTTCTACGGCTATTTCTGGCGAACTAAACACATCTTCATATCCATCATCTTCTTCTAAAAATGAATCTGGATTGGTATACTTATTTTTATGTTCTGGCATCATAGCTAACGGATCAGTTAACGAATACTCTTCATGCTCGTTTTCCATATCTGGGTTGTCTAATGCTTTTTCAATATGTTCGTCATGTTCCATATGCTCATTATCACCATCTAAATCTTCACCAGTTTCTTCTTCTAATTCTTCAAGAGAGATATTATATTTATCTTCTAATTCTTGAAGAGTTTCTGTAATAGTTGGTTCACTCCCTGGTTCAGCATCATTAAATGGAGTTATTTTAGATACAATACCGTCAATAGCGGAAACATCATCTGGATTTGATGAAGTTAATACAGTATCTGCCTCATCTTCTGATTTAGCTGGTATCTCGCCTTGTTTAATTAGTATAACCTTTTCATTATCACTCCTGTATAAGAAAGTAAAAGAAAATGTTTCGGTCTTATCAATCATGTTACATCTTTCGGTTATACTACTTAATTATGGTCTTAACCCAGCGTTTTGTTGAGCTGTCTTCATATATGAGTTCCACTTACCTAAATCTGCTTTTGACTTTACTCTGGCTTGGTCTAATGAAGGTACCTCAGATGTAGTCATGTCAGGGGTAGTTCTACTAGCATTCTGTGTAGCACTAAATCTTGCTAAATCTTCTGCCGATACAGCTTTTGGGTCATTCATATCTAAATCGCCTAATTCTTCTGGTATTAGTGCGTGAGGTTGATTTGGGTCAAATTGTGGAACTTGTGGAACAATTGGTTTAGGCATTGCTGGGGCTGTTGCTGGTGTTGTTGGAATTATGCCCTTTTGTTGAACTTGTGGTGTCTGTAAATTAACTACTGGCTTTTGTCCTTGAAGTCCTGTAACTGGTGGAACTTGCTTAACTTGATTAGTCACTGGATTAACTACAGGTGTGTTTCCTTGTGGATTGTTGAATATGGCATTATCTGTGCCTAATTCGTTAGGTTGTAATGCTTGTTCAGGTGGCATTGGTGGATTAGCAAAATCTGATTCACTTCTCTTACTAAACGGTGGCTTAAATGCAGGATTTTGAGTATACTTTTGCTGCGCTGATGGAAGTAAACTGTCACTTGTTATCTCGTTATTAAATAACGGTTGTTCTGTTGTAGCTGAAGATGGCTGTGCTTCTACTGTTAATCCTTCTTTACCTGTTACTGTATTTGATGTGGCTGGAAGTCCCGTAGTTGTTTGAGTTATAGGTAACGGCTGTTCTTCTGGTTCTGTCTGTGTTACTCCTGTTGATGGTTTTAACGCATCAGCATAAGCTCCGGCAAGTCCTGTTCCAGTAGATGTTCCATTGATAGGTGTTCCTGCTACTCCTACTGGTTGTTGAGTTCCATTTGGAGCTTCTAATGGTTTAGTTGGTCCTGTTGCTGGAACTCCTGGTGTAGATGCTTCAGCATTATCCATTTTCTTTGTTGCGTCTGCTGCTACTGTTGTTGGATCTGATGTCGGTGCTGCTGAAATACCGTCAAGTTTAGCTAATTTGTCAGTAACTTGTTGTTTAATATCTCCTATTTGCTGTGGACTGACTGCCATTTTATTACTTGCTATTTGTTTTTGAGCATTTTGTATAAAAGCAGCCAAAT